GAACATGGGAAACGGGTAATAATCAATAATCCTAAAGTCGATGAGAGGGAAATAACTCTTTCGTTCACTATCGAGGGTAATTCTCAGTCTGATTATCAATCAAAGAAAAAAGCTTTCTTCAATGAGCTTTATAAAGGCAAGGTTGATATTCAAGTCCCGGCTAATAGTAGCGAGATTTATCATCTGATTTATCTCGGTAAAAGTATCACTTACGCACAGAGTTTAGACCGAACTTTTGGAAAAATTTCAGCCAAGTTCAATGAGCCGAATCCGGCCAACAGAACTTAATTCACGACATTGGTTTTATTGTCGTGTATGTGAGTGCTCAAAATTGGGCACTCTTTTTTTTATCTCCGAACTTTGAAGACATGAAACAAATCGACATCAAAGACATATCCGGTGCTATCCTGCTTACAACTCTGATTAATGAAGGCTGTAAGCGTAAGTTCACTCTGATGAAGGAGGACTACATCACATTAAAGTTCTCCTTGGATAATCCCATATATTTCAAACTTGGCTCATACATGGAGTGTGACTTCGGACTGTTCGAAGTGTGCGATTTGCAGAAGCCCGCATTCAATACCAATACCGCCGGCTACGATTACGAATTAAGACTTGACGCCTATTACTGGAAATGGAAAAACAAAATCTTCAAATATACCCCGGAGACGGCCGGACAGGAGGCGTCCTGGAACCTGACCGCCCCGCTTGACGTACAAGCCGGTATAGTCCTGAGAAATTTAAAGGCTCTTGGTTACACATACAAAGGACAGGATTTTGTTTTCTCCATTGACAGTACGGTAGAGAACAAATCACAACTGATGTCTTATGAGAACATCAACATTTTGGATGCCTGTTTCTCCATGGCTAAGAAGTGGGATTGCGAATGCTGGATAACAGAGAATATCATCAATTTTGGACGTTGTGAGATGGGTGATCCCGTTGATCTGGAGATTGGAAAGAATGTTCAAGATATGCCTCATTCGGATTCCCAGTCCACCTATGCTACCCGTATCTATGCTTTCGGTTCTACCCGTAATCTGCCTGCCGATTACCGTCCGGTTGATGAGACGGTAGTGGTGAACGGCGTAGTACAGCGGCGTCTGATGCTTCCCGAAGGAACCCCTTACATAGACGCTTATCCTGACATGAGTACGGAGGAAGCTGTGGAGTGTGTGGTTCTCTTTGATGAAGTCTTCCCCAGACGTACTGGCACGATGTCGGATGTTGTGACGGAAGAATACGTGGATAAGGTGGAACAGGAGGACGGGACTACCACAGAGGAGAAATGGCTTGCCTACCGTTTTAAGGATACCGGTATTAATTTCTCTCAGGAGTATATCCTGTCCGGAGAGGAATTGAAGATCCGCTTTGAGTCCGGCCTTCTCAACGGTCTGGAGTTCGCCGTGAAGTTCAATCCTGAGGGAAAGCCGGAGAAGCTGGAGGATGGCGGATGGAACCCTGAGGCACAGTTATGGGAGATAGTCAGGAATGAGGACTACGGCAGACCGCTTCCCGGCGATGTGCTCTTTCCCCAGGATGGAGATGAATATGTACTATCCGGCTGGGACAGCACGAAAATAACCGAACTGGGGCTTGTGGGTGCTGCAGAACAGGAACTGAAGGTCAAGACGGAAAAATACGCTTCCAAATCAAAGGTTGACCCGAGTACTTACGACTGCACGATGATGTCCGGTGACGCATACCGCGAGGACGGCATTCATAACCTCTACAGCATTGGTCAAAAGGTTAATCTTATTAACAAAGCCTATTTCGATAACGGAAGGCAGTCAAGGATTATCGGTTTTGAATTTAACTTGGATTTCCCGTTTGACTCACCTGTCTATACTGTTGGGGAAACCGCCTCCTATTCTCGTATCGGCGAGCTGGAGGAGAAGGTTGAGAGCCTTACCCTGAAAGGACAGACCTATACGGGCGGTGGTGGTAGCGGCGTGTATGTGATTGGAAGCCACGACTCAACCCCGGCGACAGACCATAACGTGTATTCCGCATTACGCTCGTTGAAAACTTTTCTTCGTAAAGATAAAGAAGATATCGCTAATGAGCTGATCACTTTTTTGAAAGGTCTTTTGATTGGTAAGAACGGTAGTGGAATTACTGTACTGGAAGATGGTACCTCTCAAGCCGTTGTTGACCGGCTTTATGTGAAGATTAAGGCTGTCTTTGATGAACTTGAAGTGAAAAAGAAGACGCATGTTGGTGGTGAGCAGATCTTATCTCCGGCCGGAATGAAGTGTGTCAGGGTGGAGGAACTTGATGAGAGCTACCGCTGTTTCTTCTTATCGGAAGTCGATGGTATTACAATCAATAACGAATTTACAGTCGGTACATTAGCATTAGCCCAAAAATTTAACATTAAAGAAGGAACATCTCACAATGTATCCAACCGCTACTACTGGCGTGAGGTGACAGGTGTAGGATCTGACTATATTGACTTGAGCAAAACCAATGCCGACAAGGACAGTGATATCCCGGTTGCCGGTGATGATATTATTGGCTTGGGACACTTGACGGACATCACTCGTCAGGCAGCTATAATCCTTTCTTCTGTTAATGAAACTTCGCCTTCCATTATTTTTTACCAAGGCATCAATTCTTTCGCCCTTGCCGGGAAAGAAGTCATCGGGCTGGGCTTTGACAAGTCCACCGGACACGCCTATATCAATGTGTATGGTGATGCCTATATCGGTGCCAAGGATGAGAGCACTTACATCCGATATAGCCAGAAAGGCGGTGTTGATATCAAAGGTATGTTCCACATCGAAAAAGGTTCTACCGGATGGAAGAATATGGAAGGTCTGCCGGATGAGATACAGGCGGCGGCTGATCTGGCCCAAGAGGCTAAGGATGCGATAGACAATGCGGCTGTCGGCTCGGTCAATCTGTTGCGTAACTCCGGGTTTACCGGAGATTATGAGAGTGAAACATTGTCCTCTGATACTCAATTGTCTGCTGATACCGATTTGTATAGTAAACAATTAAAGTATTGGACGGGTGTGGCTACCGTATCCGCGGACAGTACTGCCGGCTCTGGGTATTCTGCTGCAATCGGTAGTTTGTCCCAATCCGTATCATTGATTAAAAATGAGAACTATGTTATATCCTTTAAAGCTAAAGGTGTGTCTGTGGCTGTTTCGTGTGGTGATTTCAGCACAACTCAGCCTCTTACGTCCGGTTATCAAAGATACACTTTCAAGTTCGCATTTAACGGTACAGGTATTTTTATGCTTAGTGGTACCGCAACCGTTTGTGACCTTCAGTTAGAGCGTGGGACCATCGCTACCGACTGGAAACCTTCAATTCTTGACAACGACAAGGCAACAGCCGGTTTCCAGTCAATCAATTATATCGCCAGTGCGATCAAGGATGGATCTGTGGATATTCTTGGTGGTCTGATATTGGCCAATATGATCCAACTGGGTAATTACAAGAATGGCAAGTTACAGAAGGTCACAGCCGGAGTTAGCGGCATATACAATGACGATGATGATGTGGCATTTTGGGCAGGTGGCACGTTACAACAGGCTATATTGACCGTGATGAGGTTTCGTAATGATCCGAATTATCAACCCACCGATGAAGAATGGGCGAATATGGCGAACTTCGTTGCCACTCATGGTGGCGATACGTTCCTGCATGGCTATATTTATGCCTTGGGTGGTAAGTTCCGCGGTGTGGTTGAAGCCTTGGGCGGATTTTTCCGCGGAAAAGTAGAAACATCTGTTGACGGGAAACGCATTGTCATTGATCCGGATAAAAATACTCTTGAAATGTACACGACTGAAGGACATGCCACCTTGATATTAAGGTTCGACACATCATCGGACGGATGGGAATATGGTGATTTGATTTTGCGGAAATATGCAGGGGACCAATTGATACTAGAAACGACTGTATATCCGGAACGTATCAGAATACAGAATTATGTAGAAAATACGGATATCATTCTTAATCCCAATAACGTATCCTTCTATGGTTCTAAAGGCGAAACTCTGTTGGTTGGGATGAAACCGGTATATGACGGGGTGAGTGTGTCTAAGTATGTGGCCAATATTGAATGCAGTAATTGGCCGTCTAAAGATAACGTCAGTTCCGGGCAGGTATATGTGGAATATGAGACAGTAGAAGGAGTCGTGACAAACGGGACTTTAAAAGTAAAGAAGTGATATGGAACTGAATTCGATCAATAAGACAGGTACTTGGAGTGAGGCGGCAGACCGTCTTAACAACAACTTTAGTAAGACTTCTACCGAACTAGAAAAGGTCAAGCAGAACGGTATCCGCAACAAGGGATTATTTTCTACTCTTAAATTGCTGGAAGAGGCTGTTCCATCTCCTGTTGTGGGTGACTGGGCTATTGTGGGGGATACCATACCGGGCCCTATATATGAATGCAAGATAAAGGGGAAATGGAGTCCTACAGGCATGACAGGAGGTGGCGGAAGTGTTGACTTGAACGGATACCTGACAGCCGAGGAGATAGACGATGTAACATCAATATTATAAGAGTTATGATAAGAATTAATTATCAGTCCGATTTTAAAATCATAGAGAAGAGCCTGAATGGAGATATAAATACTCCCTTCCGGTTTACTTACCGCACAGTCCTGTCGGGGTGTGTTGTTGCGGAGTTTGACGGGCACGGGTACAAGAACTGCCGCAGGCTTGATGATGGTGGTCTGCTGGTCATTTTTGGCAGGCATGGACTACGTCCCGGTGCTCTGTCGGTCAAACGCGAATACTATCTTTCCGATGCTGATTTTGCCGATGGCATCTGCAATCTTGTATCGGTGGAGAATACAGGTGTTATCCTCGTTGCCGGAAAGACGGATGAGAGCACGGCGGAGATCATGTCCTATCCGGATTATGCCGCATACAATGCGGTGCAGAGCGTCCCTCTGTCAGAGAGGGAGTATGATGATGTACTGAGTGATTTTATACCTCCTCTGCCACCGGAAGAGAAATAATGATTTAATAGTTAAATAAATAGTTACATAAAATAATGATAGCTTAAGTTCCCCCGGAACTTAGGCGGATGAAAGGAGATATTATGGCAAAAATGCATAAACTGACCAAGGGCGGCCAAACCATATTCCCGGCTACCATCTATGACGCAGTGGTCAATCCCAAAACACGCAAGAGTCTGGCTATGGAACTAGCTGAATTAGCTCCAAATGACTCCCTTTCTAATTATGTGATGAAACTTGTTGATAATTCCACAACGTTGTACGACAAGATTGTGATAAGAGATAACGTCAAGATTATTGCCGGAACAAAAGAATATGTAAATGACAGTGATTATCTTTGTATTGAGGTCAGCAGGGAGGACAGTCCGGCGTTTATTCTATTCAAGGATATTTTGAAGAATACGGGTAACACCCCTACGGCGTTGGCATATATAGATGATGATACAGGAGGCTTCAGTTATAATACAGAAATTGGAACGTACTCATTCACTCTGAATACCAAACTCGTGTATAACAAGGTTTCAATGTGTTTTGCCAAGAATGGTGGTAAAATATTTCTTGAGAACCTTGTCAATTACTGGAACAAGGAGTACGATCTTCCGGTCAATGTCCTGAGTGATTATAGAGTGAGAGGAAATTCCATGCTTGATATGGAAAACGCACTACTGAATGTGCGGTTTATAAAAGGCGCTACCGGCTATATGCAGAATTCTGATGGATGGGCCATTTATCCGATATTTAAAGTAAAGAATACCGATAAAATTTGGGCAAACCAATATTATAGCGTGACATTTTTTATTCTGGATTATAAGGGTGCTATAATAACTACCGGTTCGTTCAAGACGCAGACGGGCATGGGACTTCCGGCATCCTATTTCCAAATTGCGAATTATGCGGATATAGCAGACATGGAAGAGGTCAACATGATTATAACCAGTAATGTGTCCTCTTTGGTTGTGACCAAAGACTCCCCTTCCAATTCTGCGGAGTATTGGATTAAAAATCCCGATCTGCTGAAAGAAATCAATGCGGTGGAAGAAGCGCCAGTGGATGACCGTATTTATGGCAGAAAGAATGCACAGTGGGAGAAGATGGGTGAGAGCCTGTCGCTCGCTGAAACAAAAACATACAATCTGTTTAACGGCAATCTGACCAATGCGTATCTTGACGCGTCAACCGGTGCGGTTGTATCCAATCCCTCATACCGTATCACGGATTTTATAGACTGTCCATCAGAAGGAGTCATTTCCGTTCAGGGTGTTACATCAGGACATATATATTGTTATACAGATGATGGTACATATATTCCGAAACGGGAACTGAACACACAAGGTGGTAGTTCCCCTTATCTTATGTTCGCAGCCCGTAAAGGAACCTCTAAGATACGGTTTGAGTTCCACATTAATAACAAGACAGGTGATTTGATGGTAAAACTGGGCGGAGGTGGAGACAGGACACCGTATATCAGTCATGTGAAACAGACTGTGCCGACTGACTATCTGTATCTTTACCGGATAGTCCGTAACTGGGATATCAGAACATGGTGGACCGGCAAGATTACTGATACATTGGGGGACAGCATCTCTCAGAATCCCGGATACCAGTTTTTTATAGACCGGATGTTAGGTACGATGTCACAATGGCACGGAATCGGAGGAACGCGTATCAGCGGCTCAAATGGTAATGCTTTCTGGCAGGATATCCGTATCAATGCTCTCGCAGAAGATGCGGTATTGATAAATGTCGCAGGAGGAACCAACGACAGAGGCGGCTACACATTGGGAGATATTTCCATATCGAACCATGATACAAACACACTTTGCGGAGCGATCAATGTGCTCCTGTCCAAATTATACTACAGATATATGAAAGTGAAAGGATACTATAATGAGGTGGATTACACCGGAATTAATCAGGTGCTTGTCGCACGTAACATCAATATCCTGTTTGTCTTACCTCCTCACGTGTGTGAAACTTCTACCGCGGTAAACAATATTTCCGCTGACATGATCAAGGTTCTGAATCTGTGGGGGATCAAATACGTTGAATCCAAATTGCAGACCGGTATCAATGATATGAACAAGACTTGGTTTTACAGCCATTATACTGATAATACCATCATTGACCCGACACACGGAGGCATACCTTACTATGAAAGGATCGCCCGTGAGATAATTGCCCGAATGATGGAAATGACTCCTGTCGCAGACATTGAGGCTATGGCGGCTTCCACACGTACATATACTGTTACAATGCAGCAGGGAAACGGCTATCAGCTTGAAGCATATAATAACAGCGTGTCTCCCGTTTCTGAAGGTGGGGAGTTTAGTGTAAAGCTGACCATACAGGAGGGATACGATGGTAGCTCGGCTAGCGTAAAGGCTAATGGAAGCTCTGTTGCCAAAGACAGCACTTTATCAGCTCCCGGACTTGATATTTATACAGTGAAGAATATAATGGAGAATGTGACCATATCGGTTGAGGGAATTGCTACGACATAAAATTTTATATCAAACAAGACCATTATATCAAATGTTTTTTAATTTTGTTCTTGAAATTTTAAAAATATAAGAATATGGATGAAAAACAAAGAAACATCAGTCAATTAGAACGAGTAGTATCTAGTTTAGAATATCATTTAGAGAAATATAAGGAATCTAAATGTAAATCTAAAAATGGGAGGCTCCAAAAAGACCGTAAACATGCTTTGGATGATATGTTTACTCACGCTAAATATATGAAAGCTGAATTGGAACAAGTTTATCCAATTATAAGCGATGGTTCACCTTCGTATATTCAATTTGAAGATTTTGGAAAATATGCGGAAAGTGATGTTCCTGATTATATAAAAACTTTAAAAAACTATATTGAAAAATTGAAACAGGACACAAGTGAATCTGTAGAGTAATGAGTTTACTATTAAGGGCTGACCTTATCCCTAGATCAGCCCTTATGATTAAAACCATTCCGCATCCGGGTGTACTTCAACGGACAGATGGTTCATTATTCTGATGATTAATTCTCGTATCATATTATTAAAACTTTTACTGTTATGGTAGATAATAATCCCCGGTTTCTATTCTTTCTCCCTCCACATAACCAAGTTCAAGCAAAGTATTCCACATTTTAGCAGCCCAAATATAGGATAATAAATTATTCTGATGAATTTTATCACTGCCGGGCCAAAAGAGTGTTTCATAATCCGATGCTGTATATTGACCTTCTATAATACCTAACGCTTGTCCATCATAAACTGCTTGTCCTTGAGTATAAGCGCGAAGATTGATATATCTTGCACCAAAACATTTATTAGCTTGATATATTAATTTAGCATTTGTCGCAACTAAAGGGGTAGAACAAACAATATATTTCTCAGAAAAATTATTAGCAGATGACCTAACCATATTAGCCCAATCTTCTTCTGATTCATATCCAGAATTCTGACCTGTAAACCATATATGAGGATAGTCCTTGTCGTCATACAATGCAGCGTCAAAAAACACATTGCCTACACCTATCTTGGTTTCTCTTCCTTCTTCCAACCTTGTAAATTCATACAATAAAGAGGTAGCCAAACTATCAAAATAAATTTCCCCTTGATTGATAGGCAATAGCTCACTGCACTTGAATAATTCAGAGTAATGATATTGTCCCTTACTGTCTATATAGCCATCTCTTGTTGTATTGGTTTCAATATCTACTGTATCTTCATTTATTGTTATATGCGGTTCTCCAACATTTGGGTTATTTATTGTAAATGCGTATTTTGTTGCACTAGATGGTATTGAATGAGTACCTGTCTCGGATAGACTTTTTATAAATGTTCCATTCTCTGTATAAAATGCTATACCAACAGCGTCAATGGCTTGCTTTGCCAGTTTCCCTCTTATTCCATTTATAACTACTTGTACATTCTGACCACTAGATATACTATTATAAGGTGTATCTTGATAATTTCCGTCACTTTTTATCCATGCACTTTCTAAAGCACAAATGACAGTGCCGTTAGCTGGGATGGTAAATTCACCTTTAACCCTTATACCTATGCCTCCTGCCCTCGTTAAATTGCCAATAGTTTTTTCACCTCCTTGTGTATGCGGAATTAGTTCATAACCTCTGTTTTTTAATATATTACCTAATTCGTATCTTATAAGAGCCGTATCATTACCACACAGTGAATCTCCTACTATAACAACTCTTTTAGGCTTAGGCTTTTCAGAAGAGATTCCTGCTTTATAAACAACGACACTTGGTTCCCCAACAGCAATAAATTCATTGTCTGAAGTGGATTTTGTCTGTAATATAAGTTCTAATTTTGTATATTGAGAATAATCCGATGTATTGATAGTTACCGGTCCTGTTCCGTCTATTAGTTCATAAATTACATTATCATTCCCATAAAGAACAAGAGATGACAGTTTATCTGCACTATTAGAAATACTAATATTATTTGACAATCCTTTAACGGTAACAGTATCATAGTCAGAAATATCAAATTTATTAGAGCTCCAAAGTTTCTGGACTGAATTATAATTTTGTTCCTTGCCGTTTGGTTGATTCGTTCCAGTAAGCCATCTTCTTTTATTCCAAACAAATGATGAGAAAATATCCTTATTATCAACCCCTTCTATTAAATTATATATTTTGCCTATATCAGAAGAATTTTGATTAACGCCCAATGACAATTTGTCAAATTCATTTTTGGATGCGATTGTACTATATATTATCGCTCTTACACTTGGTTCTCCAACAGCAATAAATTCATTGTCTGAAGTGGATTTACATTGTAAAATTAATTCCAGCTTGGAATATTGAGAATAGTCTGATCTATTGATTATATTTTCATTGCTTGCATCTTTAATTCCTTTAATAAGGATATTATCACCATAAATACATATACCATTTAATGTAGATGCACTTGTGCTTATAGACGAGCCATTTAATAATCCATCGCAAATAATACTATCATATTCTGAAATGTCAATTCTTGCGTACCATATTTTTTGAGTAGCATTATATTGCAATTCTCCGCCATTAGGCTGATTTGTTCCTGTTTCCCATCTTTTTTTATTCCAAACAAGAGCATCTACAACATCCGTTTCCGATCCTTCTATTTTTTTTAACGAAGATTGGATAGGTATCAGTTCTTCTGGTTTAACCACCTTGGCTTTGCTATTGGCTATAACTGATGGAATTATAGAATTATCTTGTTTTGCTTGAATAATGATGTTAATATTGCTTCTGTCGGAATATTTATCCATATTAATAACCGCAGAACTACCCCTCAAATATTCTATTTGTTCGCTACCACTATAAATACTAATTGAAGGGAAAATATCAGAAGCGTCTACTTTTTCTGATAGTCCTGACATTTTTAGAGTATCGTAATATCCTACATCTGTCAATTTGGTATGCTTATAATTTTGTTTTTGAATACTATTACCCGCAGACGAATTTGTTTCCCAATCCCATGTGCCATCTATCCATACTGTATTTTCTGTTATAAGATCTTTATCTATAGAGCCTTCTATTTGTGTCTTTAAATAAATTTCCTCATTTTCTAACTCTGAAAGTTCCGTAGTCAGACTTTTTCGTGTATTGGGGTTGACCACCGCATCATAGATGGTAGCCGGGAATATGGTTTGTCCACCCTTGGTCAGTTTATGCATTTTTACCATAATATCTCCTGTTATTAGCCTAAGTTCCGGGGGAACTTGGAAACAGCATTGAAAATGAATCAGATAAGTTCTGTTCAAAAAATAGGGTAGAACAAAAGATATTTTTCTTAGGATTCTACCCACTTTCTACCATGTATCTATTTCTACTATTTTTTTAGGTGAAAAAGTTTGAAACAGGAATGTGATTTTTTATCTTTGCAGATGTGTAAGACCAAGAGCTTGTTGCGGATTAAATTCCGTAGCAGGCTCTTTTTTTATTGTCATATCGTGGCAATGGATTTCGGGGCTTTGGCAGCGATGATGCAAACGGATAGGGATATCTTTGAGGTGTGTATTTTTATAATTCAGATAAACAATAGACGAAATGGAATTAAACGACTGGTTGGCTATAATCGGGGCTTTCGGAGGATTGGAGGCTGTCCGCTGGGGTGTCACGTTCTGGGTGAACCGCAAGACTAACGCACGGAAAGAGGATGCGTCCGCCGATTCGATGGAGGATGAGAACGAGCGTAAGCAGGTTGACTGGCTGGAAGAACGCATCGCCCAGCGTGACGCCAAGATCGATGCGTTATACGTTGAGCTTCGTAATGAACAGTCTGATAAGCTGGCATGGATTCATAAGTGCCACGAGCTGGAACTGCAATTGAAAGATGCCGAGCATAACCGTTGTGACAGGCCTGACAGCGAATGCGGTCGTCGTATTCCACCACGCAGGACTACATTAATTAAAGATAAGGAGGAAAAGAAAAATGGCTGATGTGAAAAAACTTGCACCGTTTATCCTGAAGTGGGAAGGCGGTTTTGTAAATGACCCGGACGATTTAGGAGGGGCTACCAATATGGGTGTGACCATTGGAACTTATGAAGCGTATTGCCGAAAGAAAGGCTATCCCAAGCCTACGGTTGAAAGATTGAAAAACATCACGAAAGAGGAATGGACGGAGATTTTGAAAACCATGTATTGGGACAGGTGGAAAGCTGACGAAATTAAATCCCAATCCATAGCTGATATCCTTGTCGATTGGATCTGGGCAAGCGGAGTGCACGGTATCAAAATACCGCAGGATTTGATTGGCGTGATTCCTGATGGCATTGTCGGACCTAAAACGCTTGAAGCAATAAACAGGCAAAACCCTCGTGAACTGTTTGATCAGATCAAGATTGCACGGTTTGATTTCATCGAAAATATTTGTCGTCAGCGTCCGACCAATAATAAATTTAAGAGAGGCTGGATGAATCGTATAAATGACATTGCCTATGTTGGCTAAGGCTATGAACTGGGTAAGCCGGCATATATTACTGGCTCCCTTCATGTGTCTGTTCCTGCTGTTTGCCTGTGGCAGCTCGCATAAGACTCTCAAGTTTGACACAGACGTAATCAGCAAGGATAGCGCCAGTGAAACTGTCAACATCGTACACAGATCAACCACCTCTTTGAGTGAACTGATTACCACTAATGGCAGCTATGTAATTGATTTCCGTATCTATGACACAAGAAAACCGTCCGACAGCCTGACCGGGAAACCTCCATTACTGGCAGATGGTCATGTAAAAGGTGATTTTAATAAAAAGGAGGATAGACAAACGGTGGCAGCCGATACTACGAATGTTAAAGCTAATAAAAAAACTACTTCCACCAAACATGAAGAAACCAAGACTGAAGAGGTAAAGGATAAAAAAGAATCCACGCTGCCTGAACAAATCGGTTTTGCCTGTGTTTGTATAACCGTTTTGATTGTTGTTACGCTGCTGGCGAGAAAACATTAGCGCAACAGATAATCTTCATCATAAGACTTTAAATTTATAAATTGGACTGCCCCTTTGCGATGAGTCGGGGCGTTTTTCTTCTTGAAAATGCAATATTTCATCATAAAATGCCCTATTTTTGCATTTATTTAGCGAAAAGCTTCCATTTTTGAGCTAAAATAGCGTTATTTGCAGATAGAAAATGGATAGAAATTTGTTTCTATGATGATTCTAAACATCATAAAGCCGAATTCATTATCATGGAACTACAAGTATAGATTACACACGACTGCTTAGTTGGTTGGCTTATTATAAACATAATACCATACTAAATAAAACACAGATGCAGAAACTTCTGTTTATGTGTTATGGTATTTTTTATGCCTATAAAAATACATATCTATTCACGGACGATACTCCTAAAGCATGGCCGTATGGTCCTGTTTTTCCACGTGTAAATGTGAGATATAACCCTAATGCCATTCCTTCCGATTTGACCAAGCAAGAAAAAAATAGTTTTTTGGAAAATAAAGAAGCCTTATTCTTGGCTAATAACGTAATCAATAATTATGTGAATGTATCTGCCCATTCATTGAGTGAATGGTCACATGAAAAAGGAAGCCCTTGGTTTAAGACCATCTACGGAGAGAATACTGATATAAACTGGAATCAACCTATTCTCGAAAGATATATTAAAGAATATTTTTCTAAATGGACGAATTTAGCGAAGAGAAAATAGAAGAAGATATCTCTCAGACTGATGGTGATATTTTTGCACATAGTATATTACAAAAGGAAGAAGTTGCTTCAATTTCGTGGAAACGACATGGCGGCTACAACTGCTAATATCCTAGGTGTACTTATAATGTTGAACATATTTATTTCACGAAAAAAATAAATAGATACAGATTAATTTTCATTATCTCTCTTCTACGAAAAAGTTTTTTATATTCTGCTTGCATAAAAATCTACAGGATTTTATGTAATTTCGCATTGTCTATATTAGACCGTTTTTTAATTATTTTGCAAATGAAGGAAAATAAAATGAAAAAAGTAAAGGTTTACGTCAATGCTTCAAAACCTTTACTAACAGAGTCTTTTGCGGGCTACTTTCCAAGGGGGGAAATTGCGAGCCCAAGAGTGAGAAATGACGCGTCTTTAAATGGAGCTGTTATTTTATTTTTTATGACTACATTGGATGAAATTGGCATTCGATCAAGATTAGAAAACCATCTTAATGGAGGATGGATTACGAATATAGTTTTTATTTAA